CCGTCACATTCTGGACGCTGCGAGCTTTCGATATTGCTCATCTATTCACCGTCCCTGTAAAACTTGTTTGCTTTAGCCATTGCCCATGCATCATTCCACAGCGTCATAAGAGGCGTTGTTTCTGGCGTTTGTATCTTTTGTTCTGCTTCTTGATTCCACGCCGTAAAAAAGGCGGTATATTCTGCCTGCTCATCAGGTAATCCACCCTGATCTATTACTTTCTGCTCGTAATAATCAGCCAGACCTTTATCATCATCGGAAATAATTTCAAGCATTAACATCGCCGAATCGCAGAAATCGTGAGTATGGCAGATTGATATACCATGATTAGGATTGTGAGTACCTCGTGTTAAGGTATCCTGCTCGTTCAGCTTTATGACTTCTGCAAGCTGCTCATCTGTGAGCCATTTCCGAATAGTTGCAGAAAACTCTTTTGCTATTGGTTCAGTTAGCCCTAAGATATCCATACTATTTACCGTCCTTTTTCCGAAATCTAATCCTCAATGTATCAACCACTTCTGCAAAATAATCATCGCTAATATCACCAGATTCCCATCCGATATTTTCACCGCCTGTAATGTCCGCAACAAACTCATCCTCGATATAGAATTTGATGGTAGAGCTAAAGTCGTAGCCTAAATTCTGATGGTAATCAGCGACTTCTATTCGTTCCGGTACATGCAGCAGGATATCTCTTTCAAGATCTTCTTTTAGTTCTAGGATATTCATCTATTCCCCTTCCTTTTTTGCGTATTGTTTCTCAATAGCTTTAGACAGTCATCCAGGTTTCTACCTTTCTGGTTATCCATGACGCTAGTCGTTTCGGTGAGGGAACCACCCTCACAACTCATCAGATGGAATTATTTAACTAGTGATTCAAGTCTTGAACTCAGCAAAGATTCCCCTATGGCCTCGTGTAGTTTTTCGGCCTGATCTGGTGATAGGAATATGTGCAGATCGCCTAAATTTAAGGTGATTGTGTTCTGGTATTTGAGACACATAGAAGTGATCTCAATATCCTCATTCTTGAGATGAATTTGTACATCATCGTGCGTGGTTTCTGTTGTTAGTTTTATGCTCATTACTTTACCCCTTGAATATTAAATTCATTGTTTTTTTCTGCATCGAGAATTTCTTGATAAAACTCATCTTCAGCTTGATATATTTCGGCCTGTTTGGCCTGATAGCATTTCAGGGAAATGCCGTCACAATCGGGACATAATCCACTCTTAATTACTTCACCTCTCTCTTTTTCGCAGTCATTGCAGTATGGGTTTTGTTTCATTATTTCCAGGGTGGTTTTTTCGTCTGCAGACACTTCAACCATCATGGTTTTTTTGCAGCTTTTGCAGTCATATACTTTTACTGTTGACATTACTTCACCTTTTCCTTTTAGAATTAAAATATTTCAATCATCCATTCATCGGTCTTAAAAACTGTTAATCCTGTACCTTTTAAAGCTGCTGCGTATTTGTCCATCATTGATGCTTTTGTCCACTCGTAAAAGCCTTCCCACACGATGCCAGAACCATCACCGCCACCAATCCCAAGGTCACGCCATTTAGCCTTGCCAAATACGGTTGGAGCATCGCCGTAGTTGCTTTTGATATCATCGGCATATTCAGTTGTTATAATGGCTTCAATTCGTTTTGCTGCTTGGTAGCTGTTCACTACTTCACCGCCTTTTGTAGCTTAAATTTTGGTAGTTGTTTTGCTCGTATTTGTTCCCTGCGTATAGCTTTTATTTGTTGCATTGTTACGCTCCTACTGCTTTGATTGTGATAATTCCATATTCAATGTTGGCAACTAATCGTGCGTTATTTTTCGGATGGAATGATTCGGGCATCTGGTTAGCGTTGCGTGTGATATCGAATAATGAGCGGTCATCTTTTCCGGCAACTTTGGCTTTTTTCCCTTCCGGTTTATATGTGCCTATTGGATCCGGTAGCAGTAATATATTTATTCGATTATTTAGTGTGACGATATCAACGGCTGCTCCACGTTTGAAACCGTTATCAGATAGGAACCGGTTGTTATTTGACTCTTCAAGCCAGACACGCACTTTTTCAATTACTACACCGGCTGAATTTTTGCGGTTATTCAATTTTGTTGAAAATTCGTATTGCATCGTTTTGCCTCTTTTTTATTGTTTAATTACTTGATATTGACCACGAATCCGGAGCCATCATTTCTTGCATCACCTTTAGCGTGCAGAGCCACAATTACGCCGGATTCATCAAGGAACCGGAGATCAGATTCATCACCGGAAATCACTTTGTAACCGTTCCATGTTTCAGGGAATGCACAAGTACATTTGTTGTGATGTTTTCCCTTATTGTTGAATTCGCATACGTTGAAAACTACCGCAACATTTCGGCCGTTATTGAGATTGTCGGCCAGCATTTCCGGCGTGGTGTCTTCGCTGTAGGAATACGTTAGGTTGTAATTATTTGGCAGTGTTTCACGTTTCTCAAATGGGAATTTTGTATAGTCGTAAATCTGCAATTCTGGGAAAGCTTCAAATATGGTTAAACCGTCAAATTCTGTCCCGACAATTTTGATTCGCTCAAATGGCTGGTCACTTGTACCGTTTGGCCTGAATACCGGAATTAAACCCATACGGTTTGCTTTCCTTATGAATGCCTGTATTTCCTTAACCAGACGTGCCCAGTATTGCGGTTTAAACTTCACAAACCAGATTGTCCGGTTAATTCGTGCCTTTTCTATGTTGGTATCAAAACTTGCACGCCCTGCGGTATTTAGACACGCTATCCGGCAGCCTTCAGAAGCATATTTACAGAGATTCACAATTCCGGATACATCAGAGGGAGCAAGGTATTGAATAGCTGTTAAATATCCTTTCTTTTGGCCTTTTACGGTTTTGGCATCACTGGCAATTGTCAAAAGACTTGAGACTGTTGGCGGTTCTGCCTGTAGGCCTGTGATTACTGGTAAAATTGCTGTAGTCATAAAAACACTCCTATTGTTTTTGTGATTAGAGCCTGTGCGGTACTGGTAATACCGCACAGGCTCGATTTAATTAATAGCCTAGATAATCTCTAATTTGTTTGACCGTGTAGGTTTCCTTGATTCCACATTCAGAATAAAAACCTTGTTCTTCTCTACCCTGATGGTGTTCTGGTACTTCACCATGATCAGCAAGGATTTGGATTGCTTTGTTTCTTGAGACTGTCATGTTTCGCACCTTTTATCCTTTTTGATTAATAGCTGTTATTTTTTGCAATATTCGCAGATATTAAAATCTGTTTTGCTTTGTTGCCGTCCATATCGCCAATTATTGGAAATTTGAGCTAAACATTTTTTGCAGTTTCGTATTTCTAATTTTTGCCATTCTTTGTTCGATAACCTTGCCATGTTTCGCACTCCCTACTTGTTTTGATTTGTTGCTATGGTATAGGAAGGTTTCATATCATGTCAATAGCTTATAACCACTCTTTTTAAAAATAAGTCTTTTGTTGGTAAAATGTAGAGTAGGGAATAGGCACGAAAATTGGTCATTAAAATGGGAGCTCGTGCGGCATTGTGTAGGCACAAATAATTTTTACTTGTGCCTAGGTTTTAGGAAAAATGCGACATAAAAAAAAACAAGAAAAAAATGAGGAAATATGCAGGAATTAACAGCAAAACAAGCAAAGTTTGTTGAATTGTTTTTAACCAATGGCGAAAACAGGGCGAAAGCATATCGGGACAGTGGGTATAAATGCAGTACAGAACAAACTGCATATGTTGGCGGTTCAAAATTGCTAAGGAATGGTAAGGTGCTGGATAAAATCTTAGCAAGTAAGGCTGAATCTATAGCTAAAAAACATAACCAAGCTAAAAGAATTAATATTGATGAACAATGGCTATTAGCTGAATACATAGACACAATACAGCTAGCAAAGGACGATAAACAATATAACGTGGTCAAAGCTAGTCTAGACAGTATCGCCCGAATGACTGGTCACCTTATATCCAAGACTGAATTGGCGGTATCTGGTGAAGTGTCGCATCTTGCCAGCTTAGATACTCAATCCCTCATGAATGCATTGACACAGGCACAGCAGCCGGAAGCTATTGAGGCAGAATTTACCGAGATTCTACCGGAAGAATAGACGGCCCCTCGCAATGTAATTATAGATCGTGCTCGCCTGGAATAAAGAATGCGTGCTATGGGTGTCCGCCTGGACACGCACACATGCGAACGGCGAGCGGGCCCACGTGCGTTCTCTTACAGGTTAAGCTACTTACCCAATAATTTCCCCAATTCATATCCGCTTTTCCCGATACCGTTTTTTGGGTA